ACGCCGTGAAGCAGGCTGGTGCGTTGTGGTCTCCTGTGGAGTATTACGCAGGCACGACGCGCGGGAACAAGAACGTCAGGTTTGTTGAGGCGTTGGTTGTTGACATGGACGGGTCAGATTTTGAGGGTTGCCGTTTGGGTGGGTTGGAGTGGTTTGCGTATTCGACGTATTCGCACAGGTTGGATGACCCTCACTACCATCTGGTGTTGCCGTTGAAGGAGCGTGTGCCTGCTGGGTTGTGGCGTGTGGTGTGGCAGGAGCTGGTGCATCGTTTGAATCTTCCTGCTGACCCTGCGACGAAAGACCCTGCCCGTTTGTTCTATTTGCCGCAACATGCACCCGATCAGCCGTTTGAGTTCCATGAGGGTTTCGGTGAGTTGTTGGATGTGGCGTGGGATTGGGATGAGTTGGGTGAGCCGTTTGAGATTGTGGATCGGCGTGATCCTGCGAAGCCTCGTCAGTCGCGGATGCCTGTTGATTCTGATGCGGTGACGTTTGCGGTGTTGAGTGAGGAGTGGTGGTCGCGTGGTGATGCTTCTCGGTTTGGTGGGTTGACTGGGCCTGCGTTGTATCGGGAGGCGTTGCGTCAGTTCCGCGAGTTACGGTATGGGGTTTCTGTGACTGAGTAGAATCGGTGGGATGGCCGGTGGAAGAACTTTCGTTGTCAGGATTTTGGCTGACTCAAAGGAGGCGATTGCTGGGCTGAAGAAGGTGGGCGATCAGTCCAACAAGTTGAACAACGACTTGGACAAGGGGTTGGGTTCAACGATCAAGGGGTTGATGCCTTCGTTCAGGACGTTGGCGACTGTGGGTGCTGCGGCGTTCACTGGTGCTGCTGTTGCTGGTTTCAAGTTGACGCAGACGGCATCAAATCTGTCTGAGTCGATGTCGAAGGTTGATGCTGTGTTTGGTCAGTCGGCTGGCACGATTCAGGATTTTGCAAAGACAACTTCTGCTTCTTTGGGTATTACTAGGCAGCAGGCGTTGGAGGCTGCTGGCACGTTCGGCAACTTGATTCAGGCGTTCGGTTTGACCCGTGATGATGCGGCAACAATGTCTGAAGATTTGGTGAGGCTTGCTGCCGACCTTGCTTCGTTCAACAACGTCCCGATTGAAGATGTGTTCACTGCGCTGCGTTCTGGTTTGTCTGGTGAGACTGAACCGTTGAAGCGTTTTGGTGTTGCGATCAACGATGTGCGCTTGAAGCAAGAAGCGTTGAACATGGGTATTTATGATGGCAAGGGGGCGTTGGATATTACAGCAAAAACCCAGGCCGCCTATGCGCTGATATTGAAAGACACATCGTTGGCACAGGGAGATGTTGAACGCACTTCGGGTGGGTTCGCCAACCAAATGCGATTCTTGCAGGCACAGTTGGCTGACGCTGCTGCTGAACTTGGTCTGGTGTTGTTGCCTTACGCTGAACGATTTGTTCGGTTTGTGAATGAGAACATTGTTCCTGCTGTTAGGGCGTTTGCTGATGAGTTGGATGAGGGCGGGTTGAAGTCGGCCATCGGCGCGTTCGTCGAGGCGTTAGGCCCGTTCGGTATTCAAATCAAACTGTTCTTCGCCAACATGAGGTTGCAGGCCGCTGAAGCCTACAAAGGCGTGGTCGATGCCCTATTGCCTGCAATCACTTTGATTGACATTGTTTCTGGTGGCTTGGCTGCAATTTTCGGTGGGCTTGGAACACAAATTATGCCGAACGCAATCAGGGCGGTTGAGGATGCTGAGGGTGCGGTTCGTCAGTTGGAGTTGGAGTTGGGTCAGGCGAAGTTGCGCACCGGCGAGTTGGCTAAGGAGAAGCGCATTCTTGGTGCGGAAACTTCTCGGTACACCGAGTTGGCTCGTTCGCTGAAAAGGGCTGAGGCTGATACGAATGAAGAAACCGCGAAGGGTGTTGGGGCTACCAAGAAGAAAAAGAATGCGGTTGAGGAAGCCAAGAAAGAATTGGAGAAGTACACGAATGCGATGAAGTCTGCGGATCGTGCTCAAGATTCTTTCAATGCTTCTGTCAAGTCAACGGATCGTGCGCAGCGTTCGTTGACTGAAGCCCAAAGCAATTTGACAGCAGCACAGGAGAAGTTCCGTCAAGCAGTGGCTGGCTATGGTGCGGATTCGCAGCAGGCTAAAGATGCGCAACGTGAGTTGGATCAGGCGCAGCGTGGGGTGGAACGAGCTGGGTATCGGGTGGAGGAGGCGACGTTTGCGATTGCTGATGCGGAGCGCGAGTTGGCTGATGTACGCAATACGCCTGGTGCTACGGCTCAGGATGTGCGTGAAGCGGAGATTCGTTTGGCTGAAGCAAAGTTGGCGTTGAAGGATGCGACCGACGACCAGTATGAGTCGACTCGGAATTTGACGCAGGCTCAAGCGATTTTGAATGAGGTTGTGGATGGGGCTATTCCTGGGTCTGAAACGTATGAGCAGTTGTCGCGTGATGTGGCTGAGGCTGAGCGTCGCAGGGCTGATGCGCATGATGCGGTGACTGATGCGTTGAAGCGTCAACAGGATGCGTTGGATGCGTTGAATGAGGCGATTGAGAAAACACAGGGGTTCAAGGGTCGACCTGGTTTTGTTGGTACGACAATCCCGAATCCTGTTGGGCCTGCAGCACAAGCGGTGAATGATGCGTATGCCGCCAAGTCTCGGTTCTATGAACAGACTATGGGTACTGGGTCGCCAATCAACATCACAGTGAACGCTGGCATCGGCACGTCGGGGGTTCAGGTGGGTCAGGAAATCAACGATTATTTGAGCCAGTACAACAGGTTGAATGGTGGCACGTTTGACCGGTACGGCAATATCGGAATTGGCTGATGACTGTCACTTCACGTTGGGGGATGCAGTATCAGGCATTGCTTGATGTCGGGTTTCTTGTTGATGCGTTTGTATTGGATTCACCGACCGATGGGTTGCTTGGCACCGGTGTATTAGACGGTTCGACCTCGTTCGTTGACATCACCGAATATGTGCAGAACATCAACATCACCCGAGGTCGATCAACACAGTTGGAAGTGTTCAACGCAGGTGCGATGACACTACGAGCAAACGATTCGCAAGCCAACCGATCGTTCGACCCACTGAACGAATCGTCACCCTGGTATCAAGGCAACCTCGGTATCGCACCCCGACGCAGAATCAAAGTGGTCGCAGGCACAGCAGACATCTTCAGCGGATTCATCTACGACCTCGACATCATCTACGACGAACCAAACCTATCGTTCGCCCAAATCTCATCAGTCGACGCACTAGCCCAACTCTCACAAACCACCCTCAACGCCTTCACCCCACCCAACGAATTCGCCTCAGACCGAATTGAAACAATCCTTGATCGACCTGAGGTTGGGTTTGGTACGGCTGTCGCCCCACGCGAAATCAACCAGTCGATTTCATCGGTTGGGACGGTCGCATATGAGGCTGGAGTGAACACGTTGCAGGCGTTGCAGGAAGTACAGATTGCAGAAAACGGAAGGTTTTTCGCCACTAGGTCTGGGGCGTTGCGGTTTGATGAGCGTGTTCAAGCATCGTTCGCCACAGCGATTGCGACGTTGGGTGGGACTGCTGCAGGCGCGATCCCAATCACCAGTCTTGAAAACGTGTACGGTGCCGAAACGGTTGTGAACCGTGTGTCGGTACAAATCTCGGGTTCAACCGCTGTCAGTATTGTTGATGGCACCGCCAGCCAAACGTCATACGGCATCAGGTCGTTGGCGTTGTCCAATGTGCCGTTGGAAAATGATGCGGCTGGATCGGCGTTGGCACAAGATTTGGTCACCCTGTATGAGAACCCTGAGGTGCGGTTCACTGGTGTCACCGTCAACCTCAACGCCCTCTCCTCAGCCCAACAGAATCTGATGACAGCGATTGAGATAGGTGATGTGCTCACCGTGTCCAAAGAGTTCGCGGCAGGTTCCCCAACCACCGTCAACAAAACCGTTGTCGTTGAAGCAGTACGCCACACCATCTCAGCGAACCAACACAACGTCAACCTCAGCCTCGCCCCAGCCCAAATCCTCACCCAGTTGATCCTTGACGATGCACAGTTCGGTACCTTGTCGACAACGAATGCGCTGGCAGCGAACATCCTTGAGGACTTCTTCATGGACATCAGCGAACTCGACTCCGACTACACGTTCACCTGATCACCTAGAATGGACAAATCATGGCTGGATTAGGTGGAAAAAACTGGAGTTTCCAAGAAGAAGTCACATCCTCTGATGTCAACGGCTTCCTAGCCGACCAGGTGGTGATGCGTTTCGCTGATGATGCGACACGCACAGCAGGCTTCGGTGGCTCAGGTGAACCCGTGTTGGCTGAAGGCATGATGTCGTATCTAGATGATGCGAACCGTTTGGATGTGTACACGGGTGCAGCGTGGACACCAGTGAGCAAAGTGTTACAGGTTGTCAGCACCACCAAAACCGACACTTACTCTGCAA